TAACATCTCTCTCACTGCATGCGCCCAAGACAAGTAATCAAACTTACCTTTTTGCTCTGCTAATTTAGAGATGTCAACGTCTTTTAGTTTTTGAAATACACTCACGTTTATCTCCTTTACTTTTTCTTAAAAAAAGGCGGGTTACAATGGTCCAGGAATCTGCAATATCTACAATTCCAATCCTCAACAGGACTGAATCTTTCCCTAAACATTGGTAAGCCTTTTTTGTGTTCTTCGTTTACGTTTACCCAAAAGTTTCTTGCATGTTCAAGAGAACTCATAGGTACTTGAAATGCTCTCATTTGTGAGTTGTCTTTATTGTAATAATACAACCACATACTATCGAGCCTCCCAAATTTTTCTTGTACTGCTAACCCATAAGTACCTAACTGCAATTCTTGATGCTTAGATGCTTCTGGGTCTTTATATCTTCCAAACTTTTTAGACCATGAATAACTAGCCATAGTTTTGAAATCTATCAAATGTACACTACCGTCAGCATCACTAACTGCTACAAGGTCATAGAAACCTCTAACATTTAAATCAGTAACAAACACTTCACCTTCAATGTGATACTTGAAACTTTCTTTTTGTATATTCTTTATATCTTTTTCTTTACTATATATAGATTCTTCATATGTAGTATTACTACTTATAGTATTACTATATATAGTAGTATCGGAAAGTGCTTGCTGTAAATCATCATGTACAATTGTACCTAAACGCATAATTCTAGATGATTTTTCATTAGGTGGATTAGTGGATTCTACAAGCTCAACAGACTCATAGTATAATTTTCTAGAACAAGTACCAGCTCCAGAAGCATGATAATGGTTTTGTTTACCGTCATATCTCTCTTTGAAGTTTTCTTCGTTCTTTCTTTTGATGTGTTCGTTGTAGATAAACTCAATATCTACAGGACATTTTGATTTCAAATTATCTCCTAGTTTTCTGAAACAAACGATTCAATAAGTTCTGATATAGCTTGATTCATAGACATTCCTTTAGTGTAGCAAGTGCCTTTAAATTTATTCCATAAGTTCTTATCCATGTTTGTTATAATCACGTTCTTTTTAGTTTTTATCTGTTCTTGATTCTCATGATTTCTCATCAATTTTTTCATCTCCTTTACTTTGATATGCGAGGTAACTTTTATAGTTACCCCACATATTGTTCTTTATTTTATTAATGCTTAGGTTAATAAACAACATTTATTTTAATATAATCTTCTAATAAAATCATATAAAATAAATAATACCATAGCTCCTAGTACTAACTCTGTCATTTAACCTCCTTCTTTGGTACTTCGTGATTACCAAAAGCTTTAATAAATTGATAGAGGACGTCCCCGTCTTCCATTTTAGACATGATATATTCCTGTGTTTCTGCTGATTCGTTTTTACACAACATCAGCCTCATTTTAGTATGGTCTGGCTTCCTCATTACTCCTCCATTTCTTTTAAATATTTATTATAATTATTAATCTGTTTACTATTTAGCTTATTTTTTGATTGTATTTCGTAAAATTGATTGTCTGTTGTATCGTCAATACATACAATTCTAAATATTTCACCATTTAATAATTGTTCATCTATTGATTGACAGATTTCATCAATTTGTTTAATACTCATTTTATAAGAGTTTTTTGAATTTACATCTAATATAAATCTCGCCATCATTCCTCCTCTATAAGGGTTTTTACTTGTTTTTGTAGTTCTTCATGTTCCTTTTTAAGTTTTTCGTGGTCATTACGCAATGATTTAAATTTAAAATGTAAGTCTTTAATTTCATGACTAAAATATGAAGTTCTTGCGTCCATTACTCCTCCTCTTCTTTTATAAATTCAACATTTACATTATCAAATGTCCACATAAATGGCTCTCTACCATAATGTACTAACTCTTGGAACATTCTTATATCTTCTTCTGATATTGGTATTTGTATTGTTTTATACTGCATTACTTTCTCCTTTTCTGCGCTTCCTCGATATGTGATGTACCCATACCAAGACTAGCGCTTTTATAGTATTTTTTCGGTATTATGATTATACATTTATCATCTATATAATCTTCAATTAATGGTAGGTCACTGCCTGTTATAGCAACCAGCCCACTTTCTTCTAACCATTTTGATATTTCATTTATACTCATAGCGGGGTTACCTCCGTTAATATAAACGTAAGCTCAATAGGTTCAATTTCTGATTTTAACAGCTCATCATTATCATCAATTAAGTCAAATTCATGTATAAACTGTGACAGCTTTTTTGTATCTTGTTCGTTAAAAAGAAGCTGATACTTCGCTTTACCATGTCTACCCAAAAAAACACCATTGCCCGATTGAACAGACGGTCTGTAAGCATCTGAGTTTTTTAAAGGTTTTATCACTTGTCTTTTTACTGCTTGCGCTACCGCACAAAACTCAGCTTCCCCTCTTTGACCAAGCGTTATATCCTCTCTTTCTACTTTTAGTTTGTGTTTTTTTAAACCAAACAAATCAATTAACTCTTCACTGTATATCATATTATATCCCCTCAACTTTTATCTCGCTATCTGATAGCTCAATGTTATAGTCCTGTTTAAACTGGTCTTTGAGCATAATAATAAACTCTTCTTTACTACTTGCCTCAAAGCTTGTTCCCCAATTTACGTTAACTTCTGCGTAAAAATTTCTTTTACTCATTCTTTTTCTCCTATCCATTTATTATTTATTTTATAATATGTTGTTGTAAGGTTATCGCTTAATGGGTAGCAATAATGTTCTGGGATATAATTCTCATCAATATCGCCATCATCTTTTATTAGTGCTTCTGTTTCATAATCACACTTTGGACAACTTATTGTATTCATTTACTCTTCTCTCTTTCTTTGTCTTTTTGTTTTGTTTCTGTTGTATATAGTTTCTCTTGAAAGCTGAATAAGCTGTTTGCGTATTCAACTATGTTAAACTCTTCTTTTTTTCTTTTACTCATTTGGCTCTATCCTTTCCCCACAATATGATTCATCATGGTATCTGTATTTTTTGTACGGGTAGTTATGTTTATAGCATTTATCACAGTATAGTCCCGTATATATACCGTATGCATCATTTCTTGCCCATTTGTGATATTCTAATGGTATACACATAGGTGTGTAATATTCACCTGTATGTTCACATCTTTTTTCTTTATCGGGATAATCTTTATCGGGTTTCTCACAGCCCGCACAATGATATAAGTATTCCATATTTTGTCCTTTCTAAAAATTTGCTATTATAAAAGATTCTTCGTCAATTGGTATTAGTATTGTTTCATTTTCCACATCTTCAATACACTCGTAGTCTTTTCCGTAACATTCTTGAAACTCTTTTAAATTATCATATTCTGTATATTCACAACAAAGTCCAATAGCATCAAGCACAGTCTCTTCACCTGTTTCTTCTTCAAATTGAATTATATATTCATACAGCGCTCTCAAACCGCCATATGAAAATTGCTTACCTCTTCCACAATCTTGAAAAGCTCTTTCAAACCTATAAAAATTAACATCTAACTTCATTATTTACTCTCCTCCTCTAGGTCCCATTTTTCGGACCTTGTTAGTTCATTATTATATATTCTTTCGTAGATAATCTCTGCTAATCTTCTTCTATGTGTCCCGTCTAGAGAACCATACCAATCACCAAAGTTTTTTTGCATCATTTTAAATTTACCAATTGCATAGTCCCCGTAATCAGTTTCTTTTGTTCTGTGATGCATTTGCTTTATGTATTCATCACCCATTACATTAAAAGACCACTTTCGGGCCTCGTATAATGTTTTTGCAATTGTAATAGTTTGTTTTTCTTTATCTTCCTTTACCCGTAATTCTTTTAGTTCATCATATAAACCAACAAATTCATCAAGTAATTTTAAAAATTCATCTTGCTCACCTGTAAGTATGTTTTCTATTTCAGTCATTCTATCGCTTATTTTTTTTATTTTCTTTATATCTTCTGTACGCATTATTCTTCCTCACTTTCACAATAACATTCTTCTATTTTTTCTTCGCAATCTTGACAAGCTTCCACTTCTTTTTCTTCTACATCTAGTGGAGACCAAAACTCTAAACAAAGATTATTCCAACACTCTATGTCCCCGCAGACATATGTTGCATACGGGGTTTCTGATATTTCTGTTTCTTCTATGTTTCTACCACAACCATAGTTACAGCTGTAATCTTCTGTTGCGGTGTCCCAACCATTAACTACTTTTATTTTAACTAACATTATTTGGCCTCACTTTCATTATAAAACTCATCAGGTTCTTCAACTATCTTTTCTATAGCTTCTTTAACTTTAGCTCTATCAGTTCTGTATTTGTCTAGCTTTTTATCGTTGTTGTATAAAACTTTGTAATCACTACTTTTTGGTAGCATCATTTTATCACCTCTTAAAGTACCGTAAATATCGTGATTCCAGACACCAACTACTTCTATCTCTTCAAAGTCAAATACATTGCCTTTTTCGTATGATTGTGTAAGTCCTAGTAATCCTTCTACACCTTCTAGTTTATGATTAACTACATATTCAGTAAATATCCAATCAAGTAAATCTTTTTTAGACATTTCTTTCATATGTTTATTTTTAGTGAGATACTTCTCTAGTCCGTTACCGAACTCTTTTCTCATTTTCTCTATATTCTTTTCCATATTACTTTCCTTTCCTTTTGCTTTTTGTTTCTAATATCTTTACAAGTTCTTTTGTTTTAATTTTTTTATTTTCTTTTCTTATGCTATATATTTCTTTTAAAATGTTTTTCATATTAATATAAAAAAAACCCGCACAAATTAATGCGCGGGCTTTTAGTCCTCTCTATTTAGTTAGTTGTTACTGTTTCTTCGTTTTGGGTTGCGTCCTCAATTTCTTCATTAGATGAGACTTTTTCTAGCTCTGCTTGTATATCTCTAAAAGTATTTTTAGCATCATCAATATAACCTTCGCCTTCCATACAATTGTCATCAGCATAACCCGCTTCATATTTAGCATTGTCTGCATTACATCTTGCATCTTGCATTGCGTTTGTTGCGCTTTCTAATGACCTACCTATTTCTATCATTTTCTCATTAAACCACGTTAGGTCTATGTTGCTTTTGCTATTTGAATTGGTTTCTACTTTTTCTAATATTTCGGTCCTATGACAATCTAGACTATCACATAATTTGTCTACTATTTTACTGTCGTTAATTAGACCTTGAACGCACTCTCTAACTATTTTATTTTCCATAGCATTTTCCTTTATTTTTTTTCTATGTTTTTTATTAATTATGTCCCGAAGAACAATAAAAATATATAATATTATAGACTAATAAACAACATAAATTTATTTATGTAAATATATATAAAAGTATTATATTATTAGTGCGAACTAAAATAAAAAATAAAATGGAGTTAAAAATGAATAAATTAAAATTACAAACAATTATAAATCTAATTAATGCCCGTATAGATAAGCATGATAAAGAAGCCCGTGAGATATTAAAATATACTGACGGGATTACAGAAAGTGATGATTTAGAAGTTGATGCATTACATCATATGATTTACGAAGCAGAAGAAATAATAAAAGAAATTAGAAACTTAAAAGAAATGGAGGTTAAAAAAAATGGATAAGAGAAAGCAAGAGTTATATAATTCACTTTTAAAGCCTGTGTTAAATAGTATAATAGATAACTACGTTGGCGGGTGTAATAATAATTTAACTGATTTAATATATGATATACACGAAGGCGAAGCAGATTTAACTGATGAATTAGTTGAAAAAATACAAACAGATATTTTAGACAGATTAAGTCTAGAAGGGAGCAATAAAAATGGATAAGAGAAAATTACAAGCGGTTATAAATCGCATCAATGATAATGTAACGCAGTATAAAAAAGAAATACGTTATTTTAAAAAAAATGAAAGAGACTTCAGCAAGTTAGATGTGTTTGAAAGAATCACGCACTTAGACGGTAGATTAGATGAAGCATATTATGTATTAAGACAATTAGAATATTTAAAAGAATCTATAAAAGGAGATAAATAAAATGAATGATATAGTAGAAGGTATAAAGTTAATATTTAAAGGCTTATTTAGCCCGATAACAGCACTATTCATATTTATTAATAGAAGGGTGTATATTCTACCAATGGTGGAAAGAATAGTTAAATTAGAAAAAGCAGTTAAAAAACTAGAAGCAAATCAGATAACTTATAAATAAAGAGCATAATAAAAAGGAGTATATAAAATGATAGGAACACATAGAACAACAGTAACAAATGTACCAATGGAAACAGAACAATCACGTTTAATAGTTACGTTTCATAATACCGCAGTTGTACAAGTAGTTAATGATAGGTATGTAATATTAAATAGTGGCGGTTGGGATACACCAACAACCAAGCGCAGAATGAACCAAGCCTCAGAAGTATACAAGTTAAACTACTTAGTATATCAAAAAGGCTGGATTTGGTACGTTCAGACACCTAAACAAGTAAGCGAATTTAAAGATAATATTATTGTAGATAAATACACAGGTGATATACTATATAGACTTCCATAGTTCGCACTATACACAGCCCGCAATAACCCGCACAAAAAAAAGCCCCGACTTTATGGTTGGGGCTTCTCTTTTGCTGAAACTTCTTGAAATATCTACATATGATTATAATGATGTGTTTTTTACGTAATTTTCAACCTAGTCAGAGGGGGTACACAGGCACACATAGGGGGGGGTATTTCGGTAAACAACACTCACACACATTCTAATATTATTTTTAAAACTTTTCCTTTACTTTATAATTATTATACTAATTATAGCTGTTTTGGTGAGTTTTGGGTAGAGACTATCTAATCCCCCTATTATAAATAAAGAGATTAGTCTCAATTCCCATATAGCTGTTTCGGAGCCTGTTTCTTATGGTAGGGTAATCTTTTCTGTTACTAGCTCAATTACCTTCGACTTGCTTCTGACTGTGTAACTAATCCCCTTCTAGTAGTCAATTGTTGTGTGCTATACGCTAGAAGTGTCTAACCAACCCATATAGCATGGCAATATTACAAAATAATAATTATTCTATGCAATCATTATTAATACGATGTATATTATTTTATGGAATTAAAAAAGATAAAAGGCGTAGAACACAGACTTTATGATAGTTATGATGAGTTTAAGGCCTTTCAGGGCGCATTAACGCCCAAAAGTGACTGGCGTCAGGCAAATGAAGGTGATTGGGTGTATACAGATGACCATTATGTCGTGCAAATTCTTAAGGTATACTACATTACAGTGCCGAACTCTAAAGAAAAACGCAAATGTGTGCGCACTATATGTGGTAGTTTTGTCTGTAAACAGAAAAATGCTAAGATATTAGGCGAAAATGGCGTTGCAGACAACATTTACACGTTTTCTGGCAATTATGAGTCTATAAAAAAGATACGTTCTACTAAATTATCTTCTAAAAAGCTATTGTTTGCTAAATATGTAGCCGCAGGTATAGATATGGAAGAAGCATACAGACGTGTGTACCCAAAAGCAAACGATACGCAGTATATCCGCAATGCGGCTAACAAATTATTACAACAAAAAAAGGTAATGCAAATGGTTAAAGAAGAAATATCCTTAATTTTAAAAGAAGAGGGTGTAACACCAGAGTATATTATACAAAAGTACAAAGATATAGCAGACGTTTCTGAAAGAGACCAAGACAGGCTTAGAAGTCTAGACGCACTAGCAAAGATGTCTGGTTTATTTGAAACAGAAAAGAAACGTGAAGAACTAACTGTATGGGCTGGTTTTAGTCCTGAACAACTGGAGGCTATCAAAGGTGGAGAAACAAAAGTACTTGCACATAAAGAAAAAGAGTGAGTTGTCTAATAAAGTAGACCCTTGCCCTGTATGTGAAAAAAACCTGTATTATGACGAAAACGCTAGCAAAAGAATAGGCGTTATCGAAGAAGACGGTGAAATAAATTCATGGAAATGTCCTGCTTGTAAATCAGAGTTTGATTTGGAAGATAATATTTTGTATATTTATGGCAGCGAAACAGAAGGTGGACAAGCATGAAAACTAAAGATGCAAGATTAAGAAGGGCTGGAGTCAGTGGTTATAACAAACCTAAACGTACTCCTGGTCATCCTAAAAAATCTCACATTGTAGTCGCTAAAGAAGGCAGTAAAATAAAAACTATAAGATTTGGCCAGCAAGGCGTAAAAACCGCTGGCAAGCCTAAAGCAGGTGAATCGCAAAAACAAAAAAATAGAAGGAAGTCTTTTAAGGCTAGACATGGCAAAAATATAGCCAAAGGTAAAATGTCAGCAGCTTATTGGGCTAATAAAGAAAAATGGTAAAGAAAAGAAGATGATAGATAAAAAAATTTCTATAGGGTCTATACTTACGATAGCTTCAGTTATTATTGGAGCAGCAGTGTCTTATGGTATAAACTCTAATAAAGTTGAAAACATTAAGACTGAACAGGTAAAAACTGTTAAAAAAGTAGAAACTAACGAAAAAAGTATTGTTAACTTAAAAGTTAGCGTTGCAAAGATAGAAACGCAACTAGACAATAGATTTGATAGATTAGAAGAAATATTAATGGAGCTAGAATGAAGATAAAAGGCGTTGATATATCAGGGTTAAATTTAAAACAAAAAAATGCTATGGAAAGACATTCGGTCCATCATACAGGCAATCATTTAAAATCTATGGTTGATGCTATGAAAAAAGGAGCAACTTTTAGCCAATCTCATAAAATGGCTATGAAAAAGGTTGGCAAGTAATTGGTTTTAACTAAAATGGTTATAAATGCTGTTGCTAGCAAATTGACAAAACATTTTAGATTAGATAAAATAATGTCTTACGTTTTTGATGACAATGAATTAGATAAAAAAACAAGAGAGCTTGAAAGTAGAGTTGAATTATTAGAAACTATGCTGAAGATGTCTAAAAACTTTATATGTGATTGTGGTAAGGAGAAATAATGCCAAGATTTGGAAGTAGGTCAAGAAAAAATTTAGCAACATGTGATGAAGATTTACAGGATTTGTTTAATGAAGTTATTAAATACGTTGATTGTTCGGTTATTTGCGGTCATAGAAACAAAGAAGACCAAGATAAAGCTTTTAAGGAAAAAAGAACAAAAGTTAAATTCCCTAATGGTCGTCACAATTCTAATCCTAGTAGGGCTGTTGATGTTGTTCCCTATCCTATTGATTGGGATGATAGAGAGCGTTTCCACCTTTTTGCTGGATTTGTCTTGGGCATTGCTCAATCTATGGAAATAAATATTCGCTGGGGAGGCGATTGGAATAAAAACTTTGAGGTAGATGATAATAATTTTGATGATTTTCCTCACTTTGAGCTTATAAAGGATTTTTAATATGAAACAAAAACAAGCAGGATATGATTACGAAGAGTTCAAGTCTCAACCTTATCGTGAGCGTAGTTTACTAGAAGCTATATATAACTATGGTGCATATGGTGTATCTCCTAGTGAGCTAAAGGGCGCACACTCAGATATAGATAAATTAATAGAAAATGCAGACCCTAAAGCTAAGATAGCTGAAGTTGCAACTATATCTATGAATAGAGACCTAGAAAGATTATTTAGAGTTTTAAACCCAGATAGCACAGTAAAAATGATTTCTGTTCTTGGAGACAGATTTCTTGATGATGAGCAGTTTGGCAGTTTAGACGCTGGTCTTCGTGCTAGAGCTATTCGTTCTATGAATGAAAGGCCAGAATATAAAGGGATGGATAAAAATTTAGCTGCATTTTTATTAGCGGCAGCAAGAAACAACCCTTATCAACCTTAATGGCCAATTTAAATCTTAATGGTAATGTTAGTAAAAATGAGGAAGCTCTTCATTTAGCATACAATGATTTAATTACATTTGGCAAACTATTTAGCCCACAAGACTTTTTAGCATCAGCAACACCTGACTTTCATAGACAAGTTGGTGAATTATTTTTAAACCCACAAAAACAACAATTAGCACTTGTATTACCTAGAGACCATGCAAAATCTACTATGGCTGCTACTGCTATTATGCATAAGTTTTTGTTTGCAAGTAAAGATGAACCTCAATTTATAGCGTGGGTAGGTGAAGCACAGGACCAGGCTGTAGATAACATTTCATGGATTCAAAATCATATTTACAGTAATCCAGCTATACATTACTATTTTGGAGACCTTGAAGGTGATAAATGGACTAAAACAGAGTTTACACTTAAAAATGGTTGTAGAATGATTGGTAAAGGTGCATCGCAAAGATTAAGGGGTAAAAAGCAAAACTCTACAAGATATACTGGAATTGTGTTAGATGACTTTGAATCAGAGCTAAATACTAAAACGCCTGACTCTAGACGTCAAATAAAAGAATGGGTAACAGCTGCGGTATATCCAGCTATTGATTTTGATAAAAAAGGATTTTTATGGTGTAATGGAACTATTGTACATTATGATAGTTTTTTAAATGGACTAGTGACTAAACATCAAGAATGTCAAAAAACAGGTGAAGAGTTTGCCTGGGAGGTGTTTACTAGAAAAGCTATAGAAGATGGTAGTCCTATATGGCCTTCTAGATGGCCTATTAAAAAACTAGAGGAACGTAAACAGTTTTATATAGATTCAGGCACACCTGCAAAGTTTTACCAAGAGTACATGAATCAGGCTAAATCGCCTGAAGACCAAATATTTAGTGAGGAAGATATAAATAATGCACAATACAAAGGTTATGCTAGATATGACCAGGAATATGATTCTTGGTACATTAAACTGGATGATGGTAGGAAAGAGTACGTTAATATATACATTGGTGTTGACCCTGCTTCAACAGTTGGTATTAGGAACGACTATAGTGTTATTATGGTTATTGGCGTTACTGATAGTTATGATTACTATGTTATTGAATATTGGAGGGAACGAGTTTTACCGATGGACTGTGCAGACAAGATATTTGAAATTGCAAAACGATACCAGCCGATACGAAGAATAAACATAGAAACAATTGCATACCAAGAAATGTTAAGAGACTATGTTATGAAACGTAGTAAAGCAGAAGGAATGTTTTTACCAGGCATAGAAAAAGGTATTAAGAATTACAATCAAAAGAAAAAGGATAGATTATTTGAAGGGCTTCAGCCAATGTTTAAAGCAGGCGCTGTACATATTAAAAAAGAAATGCATGAATTTATAGGTGAGTTGCTTGATTTCCCAAAAGGAAGTCATGATGATACTATTGATGCGTTCTGGCTTGCTACACAGTTTGCTAAAGGTCAACCTAAACGTAAAAAGAAAAGTAAAAATAAATCTGGCGTTTGGACAAAACCACGTAAAGCATATAATTGGTTGACTGGAGCTAGGAAATAATACTATATTATATACTATGATACAAGAAGATTTAAGAGTAAAAGAAATAAATGAGCTGTTTGATAGGTGGAAAGATGCCAGACAAGACTGGGATGTAGCCGCTAGAGAAGACATTGACTTTTATTTAGGTAATCATTTTTCACAATCAGAGCTTGATGAACTAGATTCACGTAATCAGTCATCTATGCCT